CCTTGTGTGGCCCACCAGTTGATGGTGCCTTGTTCAATAGTGCGGTTCTCTTGGCTTTCAAGATCAACTCTAGCATAGTATTTGTGCTGGTAGTAGCCCAGGCCAACGGGATCAAACGCCTGAGCCGCAATGGTTAATATTGTTGCGTCAGGGCCTGTAGCCAACCCTTCAATGTCGATCATTAAGTCCATGCTTGATTATAGCACAAATAAACTATTAAATCAACTCAAATGGTACTTCCTGCTTTACACTGTTCCACCATTCTTGATATCCAATTTGACTTGGATGAAAAGGTGTTGATTCAGTAGGATCTAATAATCCTCGATCTCTACAAAATTCAAACGGAGTCGAACTTAAACATTTTTCCCAAGGCACTAGTTTAAGTAACGGGTGGTCTCGACTTACTGGTCCACTTAGGGAGGTATTTTCGCTAGAGTAGTCTTGAAATATATCATATATAAATCCAAATTTATATTCAATTCCAAGTTTGTCAAGAGTATTCAAACATCCAGAAATAGTGACTAAATTTTGAGTGGCCAAATAATTCCAATCCATTGGCTTGTATAGGGTGTCTAGACAATCATAAATCCACCGGGCATAAGGATATTTAGAACGGCTATGCCAAGATCCCCCAAACCCTCCTGAGTGCAACCAAACTGCATCGTTTGTTAAACTTCTATGCTCGTACAGATCGAACTGATATTCCATTTGTTTTGGAACTGAAATATCAATGCGACTAAACCCTGACCAAAGTACAAATACTTTATCAACTTCTGGTGTTAAATTATCTAATATGCTTTGTGCAATAAACGCATTGCTGGCTCCGCCTCGAGCTAATATTTTGCAATGAGTATGGCTATATACATTTTCACCAAAGGCTATGCTAGGAAAATAAGGATTATCAGTATAACTACAGCCAGCAAATAACAACATCGTCAGCCAATAACAAATGTAAGTGGCTGTGAGCCATCCACATACATTACCAATTGATTGATCAGCAGATCCATTTCCACTTTGGCTTCAGATTTCATTGCGGCGCCGTTCAAACTACCGCCACCCTGCGGTCCGGCGATAGTGCCAAATTTCTCACGTGCTTCACCAATTATCATTTTGCAGTTGGCCACCATGTAGTCTCGGATCCATTGTGATATTTGGAAGTCATTCAACAGGTTGAATTCAGGTTTCAAGTTGTAACTCCATAGCAACACAGTTTCGCCTGAGCCTTTGGGATCACGGATCAGTTGCAGTTTCTTTGTCACAGGATTCCAGGTGTAGTTCATGTATGCGCCAAACATGCGTCCAGCCAATTCAATGTACTGACTGTAGAAGTCGTATGTGGCCAGGCCACCTGCCACGTTGAAGTTCATTAGATAAACGTTGATACTTGCTTGTGCAAACGGATCAAAATTTGACGCAAACGGACCTGAACTGTCGCCAAATGTTCTGCGGAATATTTGGCGCACACTCACAACTTCCTGGGGCAGTTCGTATATGTTGACGTCTGCTACTAACTGCATAAAACTGTAACTCTCTTCGTAGGCATTGTTGGCTCGCTGGCGATAAGTGCCAATGGTCTTTTGATAAGCCGCTTCGTAGTGTGCAGGATCTAATTCTAGGTCAATGATATCACCGCCCAGTTGAAGTTTAACATATTCAATTAAGTTTTGCTTGAGTGTGGGCAGTGATTGTTGTTGCTGTTCTGGCATGTGGGACTCCAAGTCCCTGTATTTAGCAGTTTTGCTGTTGGCTAGCTAGAAGGTCTGGGTCATACAAAGGGACTGCGCAAAAGGTTAGAGTGCCTGCAGGTATTATAACGTTCCTTTTAAAAGCAACCACTGTTTCTAAATTATAATAATTGTAACAGGGATCAATTGGCGTTGTCCAACGCAATGCTGATCCAATATTGGTGCCATGTTGAACATCATAGTTTGGATCAACTGCACCAGAAAATTCTGTCCAATCATTGCTCCAATCTAACAAGTATGGCAAGATTAATATGCGCCAGCCCCTGGCCATACGAGCTCTCCAAGGCCAGTGTAACAATTTTATTCGATATTCATATGGACTATTGTCCATATTGCCGTCAGGCTCTTTCCATGGCCCGCCTGGTTTGTTGGCCCAGTGTGTTCCGTATAACATTTCAGGATGTAACCTGCCCCGACTAAAATACGTGTCGTGCCCGATAATGGATTCAGGTAAAGGAATTGTATATCCTATTTTTGCCAATCCTCGAAATCCCAAACAGTTTCTAATAGTTTGTTTATCAGCAAACGGTCGACCTGATCCATCACCTAACACAATTTCTTCTTTGTGAGCCTTTTGATCTTTAAACCACTGTGGCATGTGATTAAAGACTGATTCAGGAGCAGAACAATTTAAATATTGTATTTCGGGGTCGTGACAATACTCCCAAGTTAGATAATCTGTTACTTGGATGTCCTGCATTACCAGGCTTTAAGTATGACCAAGTTTTCAGTTCCGCGTCCATTGAACGGGGTTTCAGTTGTGGTAAGATCTTTGTAGATCTTACGTGCTGCCGGCTTGCCTGCGGCTTGCACAGACTTTACAACATCTGCTGGCTTGCGCACAGTTTTTTGCATGGTCTCAATGGTGCTAAAACCAATGATGCTGTTTGACTTCACAGTGAATGCCTGTGTGTGACTGTCAGCCACCAGGTGAATCAACTTGCGCTTTTTGGTGTCATATAACCAGGCTTCGGCTTTGTCCACAAGACTTGCGGCTGGCAAACCTTTGAGCTTGAGCTCAGCAAAGTCCATTAACACTTTGAACTTGGCGGCACGTTTCTCAGGTGGCACTGATTTGACCTTGCGTGGCTTGCGTTCCACTTTCTTGATCTGCACATAAGCACCACAGTCATTTATCACTGCTTCGCAGAACTTCACAAGATTACGCATTTGGATCTTGCTGAAGTTGCCGTAACCCTCAACCAACTGTGCATCCTTGCCCTCAATCACTGTTTCAAATTCTGCAAGTTTAGTTTTCCAAATATTAGCAATATCTGAAATCATTTGAGGTGCTACATTTAGGCCACGGATCACCATGATTGGCTTGTAGTCTGCTGACATTTTGGCGCCTGCTGTCACAAACTCATCAAACATGCCATCCAGTTCACCAGCACACTCGCTGACCTTTTCACGCAACCGGTCTTGAATGTTGGGCTTGGCCGCAACAGGTGCGGCTTCTGCTACCACCACTTCGGGTTCACGTGCAGTTAATATTTCTTGTATATAGCCTTCTAACCGAACTGTCTCAGTGTCTGTGAGTTCCAGTCCTACCATGCTCATGCGGCACAGCCATGCAGTGGTCAATCGAATTGCTGAATCTGGCACACCTTTTAGCGCACGAACATCTGCTTTGCGGCCATTGTGTTCCAAGTATGCCACCAGCATTTCACGGGCATCCTTTTTGCCATAAAAGTAATTGTACCAGCTAAAGGCAGCACTCAGTTGGCTGGTGCGATCGTCTGTGGGTTGCACACGCCATGCAGGTTCCAACCCTGTGTATTTGGTATCAGGACTGCGGGGATTCAATGGCTTGACAACTATTCGTGTGGCGTTCATGTGGGCTCCTGGTGAATTTATACGTAATTATAGCAGAATTGGATTTATTGGTCAACCCCAGAAAAGGTAAACCCAAAGTACTATAAATATACCATGCCCCGCCTAAGTTTATACCGCCCAAATCGCACCAGAGACTATCAATTTCTGGACCGCACCATACGTGAAATGTACACTGTTGGTGGCCTTGACATCTACATTCACCGTTACATGGGACCGCAAGCGGGAGGTAATGATTCGGCCTTGAGTGGCAACTTTGATGCCACTCAACCCACATACGCAGATGTGGATGTGCTGAATATTCAAGATTTGCTGTTGCTAGAAAACCGTGATAGAATATATGATCCTGATGTGTATGTCATGCGCGGTGTATACAACACACAGGATGTGGACTTTGATTTAACACAATTTGGGTTGTTCTTAAACAACGACACCATATTCATGACCTTTCACTACAACACCATGATTGACACATTTGGTCGCAAGCTCATGAACGGTGATGTGATAGAGATTCCAAACCTAACAGATTATCATCCGCTGAATCAAAACATACCACGGGCACTGCCCAGATACTATGTGATCCAGGACGCAGACTTTGCCAGCGAAGGATTTTCAGTAACTTGGTTGCCGCACTTGTGGCGTGTAAAATGTACGCCCATGAAAGATCAACAAGAGTTTAACACTATTACCAACAAACCATTTGTGCAAGAAAACATCTGGGATCCAGGCAACTTTTATCCCACTGGTACCGTTGTGAACTACGGTGATACCTACTATCAAGCACAAAGCAATGTGCCTGCTGATACTGATATCACCAATGCTACTTTCTGGCAAGAGTATACACCAAACACCATCAGTGACGTACAAGGCACTCGTGAAAAAGACTACGAAATCAATGATGCCATCTTGGCACAAGCAGATGCAGAAGTTCCGTTGTCGGGCTATGACAATACCACGTTCTACATTGAGCCCACTACCCCCACCGGTACACCTGCTAATCCCACCAGTTTGACTGCTGACGAAAGTCTCACTGTAGATGGTACACAAGGCGGCATGAGCACCACACCCACAGGCGAAGGCTATGCCTCAGGGTACCTCACTGGCGGCGGTGCTGCACCCAATGGTTTGCCAGTTACTCCTGCTGTGAACTTTCCGCCAAATCCTGTCACAGGTGCTTATGTGCTACGCCTGGACTACAAACCCAATCGCTTGTTCCGTTATGATGGTGTACGTTGGGTCAAAGTTGACGACAAAGTCAGAACCAATCTCAACAATGGTCCAACAAATAAAACACTGCGCAGCGGCTTCGTAAATAACACTGCTACTGTCAATACCAAAGACTTGGGCAACATTCCAAGTCGTCAGAGTTTGAGCGAAATTCTTCGTCCCCGAGCAGACAATGGTGATCAAGGTGGCTTCTTACCGCCAGGAACATAATGCAACAATTTTTTTACGACGAACAAATACG